CCCCTACGCTGTCCTGGGCTTTGTGTTCTGGCTCACGCCATGCGTCTCTATAACCTGAGAAAGGTCCGTCGTAGTATGACGATGCCGGGCCGTGTTGTATCTTGCAGCTGCTTCAACTTACCGATACTATAGTCCCACGGAAATGGACTGTCACTGGACGCGTGCATGGCAGGGTTACCAAGCCTGTTGTTCCATACACCGAAGCCCCATCTCATTGAAGTTAGTGACCGTTTACCCTTTCATCTTAGACACTCCTGTCGGAGGCACTTAGCTAACCCAGAGTGCACTGGTATACATATTTTCTATTTGTTTTTGGGTGTTGCTTACGCAGCAACATAGCGGCTGGTTTTATGCTAAACAGCAAAGGCGGAGTGCAGTAACCAGCTACCATTTACTGCATCGCGAAGAATTAATAATCAATTGTTCCGTCCAACTCATTTATGTAAAAATTGTTGTATATTGTTGTGGTTGGAACGCTTGTGTAAGGGTACGTTATGTTTAACGTGTCTGAAATTGCCTGAATACTATAGCCCAACGAAGCTTCACTACCAGTAAAATTACTGGCACCGTTGCCTGTTGTATCTGAAGCATTGACTATAGTATACCCGTTGAAATAAACGAAACCGGCGTTAGTGGTGGGTGGCTTTTGATACACCCAATTGCCGCTAACTGCCGACCCATATTTAAATGATATGAGATACTTGCTTCCTGGTTGTGTTCCTTTAACTACTATCTTGTTGTTAGGACTATCAATTGAGATCGCAATGCTACCTTTGGTTGCTGCTAATGTCAGTAGTGGTGTGGTTGGTCCAGTTCCTTGGATAACCGCTCTGCCTGAGCCTGGAACGTAATTAGTGTCTTTTGTTATATGCATCTTAATTACGTAGCTCACGTACAGTTCACCGATGACTACACTTGCTGCTTGCATGCCAGAAGTAGCGATGACAAAATTACCAAAGTTATACATCTTAGGATCAGCACCTGTAGGTGGAGTTCCGATATATAACTTATTACTGAAGGTTGGTAATCGAGAAGGATCGCACTCAACACCACAAATGAAGTTTGAGCTAGTTTTACAACTAACCGTATCATCATATTGCAGTAATTGTTGCTTTGATACAAATGCTGGATCCATGGAGTCATAGACAAACGTGCCCATAACAGTGCCGAGAGCAGTGTTAGTACTCCCGACTGATTCTCCCGAAGTGGAAACGAATCGATACATGAGACCTACTATTTCATAGGTTTCGAATGATCCTGCTAAGTTGCACAGCCATGGAAATGATTGCGAATTGATAGGGTTACAAACATAGCTTGATTGTTGGAAACCGCCAATGGTGGGGCTTGACACCACGTCTGCAATATATTCACTGTGTTCGAATATAAATGTGGACTTGTCATTTCCCATTCTAACCGCCTTGGCGTCACTTCCTTTAATGAGGGCATTTTTCTTGACTTCAACCGCTCCATCATTAGCCGTGTAATCACCGGTTCCCATGAACCTGGTGAATAGGGACGTGCCTAATTTCTGCAGTTTGTCGCCGATTTGAGCGCCTATGCTAAGCTGTGGCTGCTTAACATAGACCACTTTCTGCCGTTGATTGTTATTATTGTTTTGTCTCTTTCTTTTTGATTTAGTTTGTTTTCCTCGTTTGGCCATGGTATTGGATCCATGATGGCCATCATGGACTGTACATCTATATTCCCTGGAACAAAGACTAGGTCCCTCCGTGCAGTCTCTTGGCATTCTGTTTAGCACTAAAGTAATAGTTTTGGGGGTATTAAGAATATAGACCCAATGGGCCATTATATTATGGTATAATTGGTATAATGGCGTTTATCCTCTTCCATAGAGTGGCAAATCTAGCTTGCCGTACAATGTGTTACTTTGTCTCAAAAATATTGTATTCCTGTCTAACCGTACATTCTCTGGAGCACCATTTGATGGTTTTGTTACGGTATTCTTGTTCCATTTCTATCTGTAGATCAGGTAATATTCCAAAAGCTTTGTAAAACGAAACGCGTGCTTCAACACTTACTGGTGAATAACGTTCTGTCATACGTCTTGATAAGTAGTACAAACCGCCTTCTAATTTTATGTCTTTAAATTTCTTTCTTCCAATTAGCGTGGTGGCATTTCTTATCATTGAGCTATAGTATTCTTGTAAAAGTGGGATTCCTCCAGTGAGTGATAATCCTCCTTTTCCGACTGAATTTAGGTAGTTAGCAAGCTCTGTTTGGCTACCCAATGGTTTCAGTGATGTTGCATCCTTTGTTACCGAAACACGTGGGTCACGCACCATTCTCCAATGTTGACCATCGAAGACGGGTTGTGTACTACAAAATTCTATTTCTTCCATTACAGTGACTGGTTTCCCGATGGTCATCCGCAAACCAAGTGCTAGAAAATATTCGTTCAAGTTTTCTAACCGGTATAATTGGTCTGCTTCTAAAATGATGCCTGCATCATCACCTCCATCGATTACCTCAAAGTTAGCGAATTTTAGTTCATAGACTAGATATGCAAAAATAGAGACACACATAACAAACACGCCTGTTAAGGCAGTAGTCGTTTCTCCTGAGCATAGTCCACCTTCTAATTTATACTTCACTATCCCATCCATTGCTTTTCCCACACATTCACGCTTGAGTGTTGCATCCAGGCAAAATCTCAATTGTTTCTTGTGTTTTCTATTGGGATAACATTTTGTCATTGCATCATGCTGTACCTTTAGTAGTGGTACATTAACACACTGGTCGAACCGCTTGGCATCCAATGGCACAAAAACTGGGCGTTTAAACTTGTTCCATTTATACGCTATTTGTGCACCTTGTTCCATAGCATTTAGTCCTTTCATAACCGTGCGTACATGATCTGGGCTTCCTGTAACCTCATTGTACATACTATCAATAGCATGATATATCCGTTCCTCAATAGGTCTAACGAATACACCAAACACCAAATTGAACTTAGGGGTCCCGGCTTGGACCACCCTAGGTATCATCTTCTCAAACGGCTTATTTTCCTTGATTAGTAACATTTCTTTCTTAGCAAATGCTGAAATCCTGCGGTCGCGTCTGGTAAGCCAGGGATTGAAATATAGGTCCTGCTTGGCCCGCAAATATCTGGCTAGCTTCTTGCCATTATACTTCGAAATATATTCGTCGTAAGTAATGGGTACAGTAGCGGGCAGATACGGGTACAAGTGGCGGCGTACGATGTTTGATAGACACTCAATAAGCAGTGCATCAGGCACTGGGGGAGTAGTAAACTCACCTGCTATCTCACAAAGTTTTACTCGTTCCATTATTCCTCTCTCTAGGTTATGGCGGCTATTGTTAAAAACTACAAACCCACGGGTACCAACGTAGTTATTAATCTGGCTGTATGTTGTTGGTTTCGCATTTTTCTTGGCCCTCAGAGTTATGGATGTGGTTGACGCATCAAGAGCTGCCAGATGCTTACTGGCTGATACGCCCACATTTCTCGTCAAGCACCCTCATTGCCTGGACGCCAAATCGCGTCTCCTGAACAATAAGGACCACAAACCTGAATCTAGCTTGTATACAGCGCGCTGTATAAGGTTTGGGTTGCTTGCCTGGAAATAACTCCTTCTTGCACTCGAGCTGTTCTGGAATTGGCTAGCTAGTATTTCAGCCGGGTTTGGTATAAAAAACATCTCTATTGCCATTGGAACATTACGTATAATGTCTTTACGACGGATGTCTTTCTCTTTATTGACCCGGTGTTCATACCATTGAACCAAATGATCTCTCAATATGATTCTGTTAGCCTTGGTATCATCCAAAACGATATATTTGGCTTTTATAACGTCAGTCAGTAAGTAACCTAACTTTGGTGAGCTATACAAGCAATTGATATGCTTGGTTCTAAACGCAATATCTTTCTCCATTATTTCTTGATTTCTCTCAATAATATCTTGCATGCTTGGATAACTCATGTTATATTGGACTGTTGTAACGCGGACGATGTGTTTATTGCAAACTGGGCAATAAATATAATAATCATGATCTTCATAGTAGGGACATACTGGTAATGCGACACCTTCGTCGTCAAACTCATATTCCTCGTCGACTATCTGCTCTTCTTCTTCTACAGTGACCTCTTCATTAAGTGGGTAACCATATTCATCTTGCTCGAGCATATCATTATCGTCTTTGACTGTTACTCTCCTGTAGCCATATCTCTCGTTGTACAGGTACTCTTCCACATCTAGACCAGTGTCAAAATCTTGGTGATAACCATCGATTATTGCATTGGCCCTGTCTTCTCTTCTGTGGGTTAAAATTCTATATCCTTTTAGTAACAAAAACGGTGAAGCAATCGCGGTCGCGGTAACGCTTATCGTAAAAGTAATAGGTTCAATCATAGTGTAAAATTTTAAATAGAGTAGGGTGGTCAGTTCGTCGACCAGCGCTCGGTTATCCTCCGATAAGTGGGTGCGCCCACTGTCGCTGTCTCTTGTGTGCTATTGCCCATCCTCGGTGGTTGGGTTGGTGTCGGCTACCTTCACGCTTGTTGAGTACTCTTACCACGCTGCCGAAGTCAACCCGTGTATTACGGCCACTACAATGTATCATGTACATCTGCCACAGTGGCGACACGGAGGAGCCTGCTTGTAGACAATACCTAGTATCACATTGTGTAATCTAACGCCGTCTATTAATTCAGACGACCACAATGCTAACTGGAAGCAGGATAATGGATTGGGGTTGGCTTCCCATCATTTTATAAGTGTGATGCACTCCAATTTCCCTGTGTCTATTGACTGAAATTGATAAAGTTACGGGCCGTTCTCGGCCAGCGAGCAGATTTGTCTGCGACGATGTATGCAGGCATTACATACAACAGGTGTAGTGTTTAAGCACTACGGGATAACTAATTGATTAATTAGACTGGGACTTGGTGACCGGCTGCCGGTACTTTCAAACTCGGTGTCCAACACAATTGATCAGAGGGATCAGCCACGATACATCACCTGCCCTGCCGCAGTGGATCGT